ATTATCCTGCAGGCAGTGAAGGATTGGAGGGCGGCAAGAAGAAAACTAAAAAGAAAACCGCAGAATGAGAGTGCCAGAATTGAACTGGAAAGCTGCGAAAGATTCTTCCGCTCCGCATGGTTTACAACACTGACAGATGTGGATGGAGCAGTGCTTCTTCGAAAGCTTTATGAGGAGGATGACAGATGACTGCAAAAGAATATTTAAAACAAGCCTATCGCCTGGATCATAGAATCGATTCGGATATTGAAGAGTTGGGAAGACTGCGAGAGATGTCTACAAATATTTCTGCTCCTACGATAGGAGATAAGGTTCAGACAAACCGCAGCACCGATGCTCCTTTTGTAAAATGTCTGGAAAGAATCTATGAGCAGGAAGAGAAGATAAATGCAGAGATTGATATGCTGGTTGACCTTAAAAATGAAATCAGGAATGTGATTGATACCGTCAATAACACCGATGAGCGAATGGTTCTTCGCTACCGATACATTCACAACTATACCTGGGAGCAGATTGGAGATGAGCTGGGAGCCGATTCCCGTACCGTTAGAAGGTGGCATGGGAAAGCACTGACTCATGTGGAACTTCCGGAAAATCCGATAAAAATATAAAACGCCCGAAATGTCCACATTTGTCCTAAAATGTCCAACTCCATTATGTGATATAGTAGAATCAGCAAAAAGTACAATGAACCAGCCTTGTGGGAGTAAATTCCTGCGAGGCTTTTCTTTTGCTCAGAATTAGGAGGTGAACGAGATGCCTAGAAAACCGAAGAGACCGTGCAGTCATCCGGGATGCCCAGAGCTTACAGACGGAAGGTTTTGTGAGAAACACGAGAAGGAGGAGAACAAACGCTACGAGAAGTACGACAGAGATCCTGCTGTACGCCGTAGGTACGGCAGAGCTTGGAAACGAATCCGAGACAAATTTGTAAGCGAACATCCTTTTTGTGAAGTTTGTTACGGCAAGGGAATTCTTGTGGAGACAGAGGAAGTACATCATAAGATTCCATTGTCTAAAGGCGGAACCCATGAGCGAAGCAATCTGATTGCTCTTTGTAAGTCCTGTCACTCAAGAGTTCATGCGGAGCATGGAGATAGATGGAAAACTAAAAAAAGCCACGAATATCGTGACTTCCTTTAGGCCGGCGGCGTTAGCTATTGTTGGGTTGGTTACAGTTAACACGTAGCAAATAAAACTAATTGTTGTACAAGCGTCAGAGATCACTGGCAACACCTCCTTTAGCTGCGTTATAATCGCGCCCATATTTAATTTTGGATACGCCGCCGCTGGGCACTACTGAGCATATCAAAAAGGAATAAAAATTGCAAGGGTAGGGGGAGTGAAATCTTTGTGATTTTTACTATAGGGCAACGGGGCGGGGGTCTCACGCATACAAATTGCTATTCAAACAGGGAATATGGAAAAAGGAATTGGGGTGAAGAATTTGGCGAAAGACGGAACCGCAAGAGGCGGTGCAAGGATGGGCAGCGGTCCGAAACGAAAGGCTCTGACGGAGAAAATCTCTGCGGGCAAAGCTGCCACGATTATAGATTTGCCAGAAGCACCACATTTAGAAGGTGTGGACATGCCTCCGGTCAAGGAATATATGAAAGCAAAACAAAAAAATGGTACAGAACTTTGTGCTGAAGAAATATTTGAGGAAACATGGGAGTGGTTAAAGAAAGTTGGATGCACCGATTATGTGAATGTGCAGCTTATAAATCAGTATGCCATGAGTGTGGCAAGACAGATTCAGTGTGAGCAGTGCATTTCAGAATTCGGATTTTTAGCAAAGCATCCGACAACAGGGAATGCCATTGCTTCTCCATATGTTTCTATGCTTCAGCAGTTCACGAAACAAGTCAATCAGTCTTGGTATCAGATTTACCAGATTGTAAGAGAGAACTGTTCTGTGGAATACAAAGGAGCTACACCGCAGGATGATGTCATGGAGCGTCTGCTCCGTGCAAGGAAAGGAATGTAATTATGATAGAAAAAGTAAATCCGAGCCATCCGGACAAGGTGGCAGATAGAATCGCAGGTGCAATTGTGGATTTGGCTTATAAAGCAGAAGATAATCCGAAAATTGCTGTGGAGGTTTTAGTGGGACATGGTAAATGTCATGTAATTGTGGAAACAACAGCGGAGTTAAATACAAATAAGATTAAGAGTGCAATCAAGCGAATTGCCGGGAAAGTCAAATGTGATATTGTGGTAGTTCCACAGGATAAGCATTTATCTGATAATCAGGCAAATGGATATCGCTGTGGTGATAATGGTATTTTCAAAGGAATGCCGCTTACAAAAGAACAAAAAGAACTTTCAAAGATTGCCCGTGATATTTACACTTTATATCCATTTGACGGAAAGTACATTCTGGATGAGGCAAGGCTGATCATTTGTCAGAGCAATGCAAAAACTACACATTTAAAGTGTAGATATCCGAATGCAGAAATCAATCCGCTGGGAGATTGGACCGGAGGCACTAATGTGGATACGGGTGCTACCAACAGAAAACTTGGATCTGATATGGCGGACTCTGTAACTGGCGGCGGCCTTCATGGCAAGGACTTATCCAAAGCAGATGTGTCTGTAAATATTTACGCATTCTTAAAAGCGCAGAGAACAGGAAAGCCTGTTAGCCTTTGCTGTGCTATTGGAGATAATGAGATTGATGGTATCCCATATCCGGAAATCGTAAGACAGGCAAAAGAATATATAGACTCCGTTGGTGGATTTGAGAAATTCGCTGAGTGGGGTCTTTTTTAGTGGAGGTGCAGCATGGGAAAAACGACAACAGAAATGAAATTGATATCCACTGCTGAACTGATTCCATATGTAAATAATGCAAGGACACATTCCAGTGAGCAGATTAACAAGCTGCGTTCTTCCCTTCGTGAATTTGGCTTTATCAATCCGGTTATTATCGATAGGGAATATAACGTGATTGCAGGTCACGGTCGTATCATGGCTGCAAAGGCAGAGGGAATCGAAGAAGTTCCTTGTGTATTTGTAGATTATCTGACTGAGACCCAAAAGAAAGCATACATCCTGGCAGACAATCGAATGGCAATGGATGCTGGATGGGATGAAGAACTTTTAAGAGTGGAAATTGAAAGTTTGCAGGCAGAAGCATTTGATGTTGGACTTACCGGATTTGATGATGAGGAAATAGCAGATCTCTTTGCATCTGAGGATGATGTAGAAGAGGATGATTTTGATGTGGAAGCAGAATTGGAAAAGCCAACCGTGACAAAAAGCGGGGATGTGTGGATCCTTGGTAACCATCGTCTTATCTGTGGGGACAGCACCAAGGCAGAAACTTATGAAATTCTGATGGAAGGAAAGTCAGCCAATCTTGTTGTAACAGATCCGCCTTACAATGTAAATTACGAAGGCAGTGCAGGTAAAATTAAGAATGACAACATGAAGAATGATCAGTTCTATCAGTTTCTGTTGAATGCCTACACCTGTATGAATCAAGCAATGGCGGATGATGCAAGCATTTATGTATTTCATGCAGATACAGAAGGACTTAATTTCAGAAAAGCGTTTGCAGATGCAGGTTTTTATCTTTCAGGTACTTGCATTTGGAAAAAACAAAGCCTCGTTCTTGGAAGAAGTCCTTATCAGTGGCAGCATGAGCCGTGCCTTTTCGGTTGGAAAAAGAAGGGTAAGCATCAGTGGTATTCAGGAAGAAAAGAAACTACCATCTGGGAATTTGATAAGCCAAAGAAAAACAGTGATCATCCAACGATGAAACCAATCCCTCTGATTGCATATCCGATTAAAAATTCCAGCATGACAAATTGTATCGTGCTGGACCCGTTTGGTGGAAGTGGTTCGACGCTGATTGCCTGTGAACAGACTGGAAGAATATGCAGAACGATCGAACTGGATGAAAAGTTTTGTGATGTCATCGTAAAAAGATATATTAAGCTGGTGGGAACAACGGAAAATGTGTTTGTAATTCGTGAGGGTTCAAAGATTCCTTATGAGAAATTAGAGGCCTGTGCTGCAGAAAAATAGTTCACATTTTTCGGATATATTACTTGCTATTTATGTGCTTCAGAGTGATATATGTACTACCGAAAAAGAAGGAGGCACAGACCATGAAGATCATTTACAGTTTAAAAGACAGAAAACCATTTGTACAGGCATTGGAAGAAATTACAGGAACGAAATCCGTGTATAAAAAACCACCAACATTTGCGTATGAAGTTGGCTGCCTAACTATTACCCGCGATGGAAATTTAGAATTTGATGAGATCGGAAGAGCACACGTCTGAACTCCAGTCACCTTGTAATCTCGTATGCC